TTTTTCGTATTCATCTAATGCTGATTCATCAAATTGATTTGTAGGGTCATAGGTTCTTTGCCCTGTTTGGATAGTTTTAACCCATTCAAAAACAGGATTAGCTGATGTCCCATAAGTAAATTGTAAGTTTTGTGGATCAGCGACTTGTTGAGCTTGTTGTTGAAATACATTATAAACACGTGCAGGATTAATATTTTTTTCTTGTTCGTCAAGTGTAAGAACATTTCCAAATGCTCCATAAACAGGTTGCATTAAAGTATTATCTGTTGGTTCTGCCATATTATCTCCTATTTTACCTCTAAATAACTAATTACAACATGCAATCTGTTAGCATTCGCTGCAGTTACTTTTAAAATTTCACTTTCCATAACATTAAAGGGTTGTTTAAGTAATTCTTCTGAACTTAAAGCACCAACACTTTCATTTTTATATACACTAAAAACTGCACTTGCACTATCAGTAATTGTTAAAGTTATCGTGCTTTCACTACTAGAATCATTTGAAACAAGAACTGATCTTACGATTGCTGTTGTTGCAGCTGGTGCTGTATATAAAGTTGTTATATCTGTAGTTGTTAAATCTACTTTACTATTTTTATATACATTAGCCATTAAACCAACCTTTTGCTTCAGCTAAATCTTCTGATTCTTTAGTTGCAGTAGTAGTTTTTTGCTCGTTCTGTTTTTGTTGCAATTCTAAAACTGCTACCAACTGTCTAGCAAACTCAACTATTTTTTCTGGTGTGGTAGGTTGTGGTAATCTAATCATCTTGATCCATCTTCTCTAACATGAACTCTATAATCTCCTAATAACCAATCATCAGTTGTTCCTGAACTTGACCATCTTAAAGCTACTTGTCTTCCTTTTGCTCTTGTACTTACTTTTCTTGTTGAGTTTGTAATAGTAAAAGCACCTTTAGTTATTTCAGTTGCTTGTGGATATTTTCTTGTTTTAAGTTGTACGGATAAACTTGTATCATCAGTCATAGTATTATCAGGTATAATTTTATCAACTAGGAATAATTTATTACCACCTTGATCAATCTCTAAATCACCAGACTCAATATGACATGACATAGCAGAACCATTATCACTTGTGCCTGTTTCGTGATTATATAGAATACCATCTTTATCAAAAGCTAAAGGAACATTCCTAAAGCCACCTGCATCTTGCCAAACATTTCTTTGTAATGTGCCTATAGACCAAGCACCATCTTGATAATTATATGTTACATAACTATCAGGTTCAGGGTTTACTGTCCCTGCTGTATTATCTGTGCTTACATAAAACCATGTAACTTCATTAAATTTTTTATTATGTCCTACATAAGTTTTATCAATATGAGTTTGTTGTAATCTGTCAAAAACAAAATATTGTACTGAACATGGAAGTTCTCTAACAGTTCCGTCATATACAAAAAAATTACTTTTTCCTAACCAGTAAATAATACCATCAACATTTTGAGTTGCATTTAATCCTGCACCACCACAGTTTACTCCTAAAAGTCTAAAACCGAAAGTAAATGGTGGACCTATAAAAGTCATTCCATAGGCTGCTTCATCTGTTTGTATAAAGGTTTCATCTCTTGTTGGTGTAATTGCAATAATTCTAGTCCCTATTTCTAATCTCTGATCCCCTGCTGTGTTTTCTGTAGTTGGTTTAAATACAACAAAATCTTCTTGTGTTGAAAACCTGACTAACATAGGGTCAATAATACTTTCTCCAAGAGGAACACAACCTCCTGCTACTAAATGTCTATCAGGAAAAGAAACACTTAAACACCTTACATTAGAAGGAACTTCTGAAGCACCTGATTCTGCTGAAACCAGTCCTGCTCTTGTTGTTTCGCCATCTGATAAATCCCAATAATAAATTCTGCCTGACCTATTATTAAATATTAAATCTTCACCCCATAGAACCATAGACCAGTTAGTGGCTTCCAGTGAAATATCACTTTCATCTCCATCTCTTGCTGTTCCCCAAGTGCTATCACCCCATCCTCCTACACCCCAACCTAAAGCTGGGTCAGCACTTTGATTTCCTACTCCTTGTCCACTTCCAATTAAATAACTTATGTCAATAGTTGTCCCACCACCACTAGCTACACTGCTTGTGGCATTTGTTCCTACATCTATCGTATAACTATTATTATTAACTTTTGTAAGCTGATAACCTTGTTTAGAATTTAAAGTATCTGCTGTAATACCACCTGTAGCAGTTGCACTGTTTATAACTATAAAATCACCAGTTAATGCACCATGACCTGTATCTGTAATAGTAACTGTTGATGATTCGTCTGTAGTTGCGATAGGATTAGTTAAATTTAATGTTGTCTTTCGTAAAGGTGTTATATCGTGAAAAATACTATTTTTAAGTATGTATATGTGATTATGTGTTGCTATCGCTATCCTATCTGCACCATCAGAGTTTGCTCTCCATGTTATTATTTTTTTTGGAACACCAGTAACTACAGTTGGATTAGTTGTTGCTGTATCATCAGGATTTAATCCAAAATAATCTTCTTTTAACCACCCACCTATTTTAGTGGGATAACCATTTCTAAAACGAACTAAATTTCCGTCCACATATAAACCACCTTTGCCTGCAGAATACTCTGTTATATCTTTTACAATTCCTGCTTTAAATTTAAGTGGTACTAAAGGCATTATGTTATATTCCTCATTCTTTCTACTAATCTTTTTGCTCTATTAGGAACTTGTGTATACCATCTTGAATCAACCATCTCGTCGGCTGCCTTATTCCAATCTCTATTATTAACTCCTGCTTTCATACCTTTAAATTTGCTTAAACGAGGTCTGCCGAGATTAAACATCATATTTGCTATAATTAACTGTGCATCTTCAGGCAAATCATTAAAGTCATCATAAAGTATATAACAATCATCTATTACTTTTTGAACATCATTTAAAAAACATTCATCAACACGTGTTTCGGAAACTTCCGAACCTACTTCCATATCAAACTCAGGATCATCTTTAGTAACTAGGTGTCCGATTCCAAAAGTATTATAACCTAAATGATCTTTATAAATTTTGTATTCACAACCCTCATCTGCTGTTAATTCTTCCTTTAAAATTTGTATATCCATTATTTTTTCCTGTTCATAATTTGCAGTCCTTGTTTACCAAAGCGATACCCAAATGAACTTCCTATAATAATATATAACATGTTGGCAAACCAATTTGGAGTTGATTCTTCTAAAAATATAAATCCTTCTTTAACAAATGGTTGTGTCCAAGGCAAAAAAGAACAAATTAATATTGCTCCAAAAATAAGCGACCAAAACTCATCTTTCCATGATTCACCCATTTGATTTGTAAGAGCTTGTTCATTTAAAAAACTAGATGTTGCTTCTGTCTCATAAACTTTTGCTTCGGCTTTAGCTTTAGCTACTTTAACCTCTGTGTCTGCTTTTGCCTTATCAACACGACCTTGTAACCATGTTCCTGCTAGACTTGCAATCGGACTAATAAATGCTTGAATCATAATTTATCCTTTGTTTGGTGAGAAGTGCTGACACCCATGACGAACACTTCTCATAACTCTATCCTTTAATTATTTTAGTTATCCATAAAAATATAGCATAAACTGATAATCCATAAACAGTCGCAATCCCTATATCAATAAGATGTTCTCTCATGTGGTATATAAATTGTATCCCTGCTTCAACATCGCTACCACCACCAGAGCTATCAGTAATATTTATTGTCTTACCTTCAAAGCCAGTAAACGCACCTTCTTCAATAATTATCTCTCCATCTTCTAGTATCTCTTCATAACCTAAAGATGATGTTTGATTAATTTCAATGTTGCTCATTTACCTGTTAACCAATCCCAAAAGGTTTTTCTTTTTGCATTACCAGTTAATTTTTTAATTAATGATAAAATTTTATTTTCTTCTTTGACAACTTTTGCTGTATATTTAGTCACAGTCTTTTTTGGTCTTCCTCTTTTAGCCATCTTTTTTTCCTTTAAAATATTTTGGATTTTCATTGTCCTTCTTTTTGAGGTATGCAATAAGTCGTAACATAAACTTGGGAAAACGCAGTTTGTTGGTGCGTGTTTTGTGATCGAATTTTTTCTGCAAATTGGAGACACGTATTAAGATCAGAGAAAAAGACATTTTCTTTAATTTCCGTTCCATGTAAAATTACAATTAATACCCATATCAACTTTGTTTTCCGTTACCATTTCTTGTTTTACCCCAAGTGCTAAAGCCGAAAAATGTTGCAACTATACCAGATTGTGCAACTAAAAATGTATTTAAAAAACCACTAATGCTGTTTAATCTTTCTATTGCTATTAATGGTGTAAATAAAACTGCAACGGCAATACAAACAGAACCCATAGCCACCCATGCCATTGCTCTGTGCTGATCCATCATTTTATCGATATTTTCTAAATGAACTAACTCTTTGTGTAAAGACAACTCTTTGTCTGTTATTTCTCCATCACCATCAAGGTCTGCTTCTTCATACATAGAACCTTTTTCAAGTTTTTTTTGGGACATTACGAAACCTTCAATATAATTCCGACAAGTAATACAATTATAGTTCCTGCAGAACCAAATAAAATCTGCTCAATCCGTTTTATTCTTAAAATAGTTTCTTTCCATCTTTCTTCTAATTGAGTTTCCAAAACTGTAATCCTCTTATCTAAATCATTTATCTTCGTCATCTTTTACTGAGTGTATCAAAGCATTTACAAAATATTCTTTTGCTTTATCAATTTGATCTTTTTGAAAAGCTAATTTATTACTTTTCATCTGCAAGTCTTGTACTTGCTGAATGTAATATTTTTGGTTATTATTTAAATCTTCAGTGTTAAAGTTTTTACCATCTATTTTTACAACATTTTCTTTATTCATCTACAATCCTTCCTCTGCTTCCATTGCTTTTTTAATTTTTTCTTTTTCTTCTTTTGAAATTGTAGCGTCATCTTTTTGACCAGCAGCTTCATCTTTTAATCTTTGTATTCTTCTAGCAACTTCTTCATCTAAAGCTGTTTTATGTGTTTCTGCTAATTCATCAACTCTACTTTCTGTCCACTTATCTGCGTGTTCTTCATCATCTTCTGGTATTACAAAGATAACATTTGCTATATCGGTGTAACTTCCATCAACACCTTTTCTTTCAAATTTTATTTGTTGCACGTTTCCAAAAAAATCTGCAACTAATTTCTTTTTATTCCATGTATATGTTATCGCCATAATTATTCCTTAACTAGTTATGTGGTCTATTGCAAACACGTTAATTGTGTAATTAGCACCACCCATTGCACAAGTTAAACTTTCACTTGATAAAGCATATGACCTACTGTGAGGTGACGCTCTTACTGTTGTTGAGTGTAATACATTTATTGAACCATTTAAACCCACTGTTAATTGATCACAAAATCTACTAGCACTTGAGTCTTGATTTCTTCCAGTAATAAAATAATGACCACCAAATGTTGAAAAAGTACCAACTGTTGCAATA